CAACAACTTGTTTTGTTAATTCTACTCGTTTGTCAGCACTTACACCAAAACCTTCGAATGTCGCACGGAAGCGATATTTTAGTTTTGGCATTAGCAAACCTTGTGCAGATGCACTTTGGTTAGTTGCTAATGGTACTGTTAATCTTGTTAGTGACGATACTGCCATCTTATTCTCCTGTTATAGGTATTTACCTAATTTTGGGTAAGTTAACGGGACCGGTATGGCCCCGTTATATACCTACTTTATTTTCCTAACTTAGCAACTTCACCTGGGTTGTATAAGCGGATTGGAATGTAGATAAACTCAACATCCTTCATCGGCTCGATTGCAATGTCAACGTAAAGTTCGTTACGAGCAATACGTTCTGGTGTGTTGTTGCTTTCATCGCAAACTACCAAATAGTCATATACACCACGCTTGCTTACCAAGTCGTTAACTGCACCGCTAATGATAGTCTTTAATTGATCACGGGTGATCTTGTCGTTTGGTTCAAACAAGAAGCCGTTACCAACGCTAGCAAGGATTGTACGAATGTAGTTCACTAAACGAGCTACGTTTACACGATCCATTGCACTTGCAAATGGGTTACGAGTCTTTTGACCCCATACAACTAAACCTACGCCTGGCAAGTTAGTGATTGGGTTAATCTTGTTCTCATACAAGCTATCGCGTAGACCTTGGTTTACACCAATTGGGTTGTACTCGCCGGTTGTAGCATCAATGTATCCAACGCTAGTTGCATTATCAACCATACCACGACGTGTACCGGCTGGGGCAAACCATGGATAGCTTTGGTTATCGCTATGCAAGAATGTACGCAATGCGATGTGGCTTGGTGGAACTACTACTGTGTTACCTTGTACATCGTTTGTTTGTGCTGCACCTGGATAGTAAACACCTAAATATGGATCATTGGTTGTTAGACCTGTTGCATTATCTGTGTTGTTGCTCCAGTTAACCAAATCAATGGTGTTTGGTGCTAAACGCATTGGGGTATCACCAATAATAAACGCGGTGTTAGCACGATCATTATTCAATGCAACCATGTTGCTAATTAACTCTGGGTAACCAGGAGTTGCAACTAAGTTAAATCCATATTGATCTTCGCGAACTGCGGAGTTTCCGTCAATTGCTGCCTTCAATGCACTAACTACCATATGGCGCTGTGCTTGGCGACCAGCATACATGCTACCGTTGTCTTTTAGACCACTTGCACTTACCCAAGCACTTGCTACGTTTGGTAAAGTACCATTTGCGAAGTTAGCTTCAGTAAAATAACCGTTAACAAAACGCTTTACGTTATAACCGCTGCGGCGTGTGTTAAACAATAGTGTACCACGTGGATACAAACGATAATCCGGTGCGTCAAGATCTTTATAGTCGCTTGTTAGCAAGTCAACAATAGCCGGCATGCTATCGCTAATTGGGTTAACGTTTCCGCTTGTTCCCCAACGTGCATCAGCAAAAACAATACCATTTTGACCAATTTGATCAGTGTTATCAATCTTAGTCCATGTATAACCGTTGTAGCGGCTCAATGCAGGCCAGTTTTCTAAATCACTTGTGTTTAACCATAAGTCACCTGCCACTAGAGCCGAACTATCAGTTTGTGTTGTTGGCTTGCTTGCACTAACAATAACACCCAGTGGGTCAGTTACGCTTAAGTCGTAACCACGTGCATCGCTTAGTTCGTTTTGGTAACCTTTCCATCCTGTAGTTGTGTTGATCATGATATCAACATCAGTTGCAGAACCATAGTACCACAATGTACCATCAACCGGGTCTTGTGTAGGCTCAACTACGCTGAATGTGTATGTTAGAGGTTCCCATGTGCTCAATTCTAATTCGCCAGCAGCATTGCCTTGGACACCAGTTACACTTAATGTAAATCCTGCATCAGTTACTGGACTTCCGGTTACGTTAGCTAAACGGATTGCACCACCATATTTGTGTGTTAAGCTAATAGCACCAGTAGTTTCAACCGCTGCTGTTACTTCAGGAATGTTTGCTGCCAAAACAGCAGAAACAAAAGCTGCACGACTAGTACCACTTAAAGTAATGGTGTATGCAGTGTATACAGACTCGCCAATGGATGTAGTATACAACGTGAATACGTTATTTAGAGTGAACGGGTTAGCTGTGTCAGTTACGTTTGCAACAATCTTAGTAGCACCAGCTACACGACGAACGTATGGCTTAAATGTTACTGTTCCGTCTGCACTTGTATCGTAACGAACAAAAATTGTACCGGCTGCAATGTTAAATCCGCCTGCACTTGGGTCCATGCCGTAGATAGCATCAGATGGAGCGTTGTACAATGGAGCAGCTTGTCCGGTCCATGTATTTGTACTTGCATTGTACTTCTTAACAACAACATTGGCGCCGCCACCGATTGCAGAAGTTTTTAAGTACACACTGCCAGTTGGGCGTGGTGCTGTATCTGTACTTCTCCATGCTGGAATTGCAACATATGAACCGTAACTAACTGTTGGACGATAGTATGTACCAGCAGCAATACCCAAATTAGTTAATGGAGTTTGAGTTGTGTTTGCAATAGTAATTTTACCGTCTACACTAGCAGATGGGCCACCGCTCTTAGCTAAATCCGTTGCTAGTAACTGTAACTTGCCATTAACTGCACGGGCAGTAACACCAGCAATAGCTGCGGTATTAATTGCCGTAACAATGTCACTTAGACTCTTGTTGACCCCAGTTGCACCAACAGTAACATCTACGCCATTGATACGTAAAACTGCCGCCGGAGTAGACATCGGAACTTCAGCTGGGCTAGATACAGAACCGTTAGCACCAACAATAGTTGCTTGGTCGACCATCCATGTACGGTCTCCAACTTTTGCCCATTGGTTGCTAGACAATTTCTTGAAAATATTCCAAACGTGACCAGTATAAGCTCCGCTATTAGCTGGGCTTAATGCTGCGGCGTATGAACCGATATCGCCAACACTAGTTGTTGGGTAGTTTACACCACCAACGTTTGTTAAGTTAGCAGAATCTGTAATTACTAATAGAGATTTTTGTGCAAATGAGCTAGCAGTTGCATCCCATTCATATACACCCCAATTGGTATCTAATAAGTCAAACCAGTATGTGCCATCTGCTACAATACCGGTTGGGCGATTAGAAGTTGCATTTAATTGTGCAAGGTCAATGTCAGCACGGATAGCATAAACGCGGTTACTAATGCCTAAAGCAGAGTAAGCTGCCATTAAACCATATTCGTTACGTTCATCGCCATGCAATGCTGTACCAGCAGAGCTTTGTTGGAATACAGGATAACCAAAAGCACTTACCAACTCGCGTTGGCTAGCATATGCTTGCAATTTACCAGCATTTGCCTTTGTTGTACCTGCGGCTACTGCGCCTGCAGGATTTGTTTTGTCTTGAGCTGTTGCCAATACAACCAATGGTACAGAACCAACTGCGCCTGGTACATATTGACTTTCGTCGGTTACACTTAATTGTAAACCTGGAGATACTAGTGCCATAATTTTTTTCCTTTATGTTACACGATATCAATATTTATTTGTATATTATGATTTCGGGTGTCTACGGTGCCCTTTGCAAAGGTTTTGGGTAAATACACTATGGAAAATAGACCATTATGCCCTACGTGCAGGCAAAAGCCTGTTGCAATTAACTATATCAAAGAGGATGTGACACATTACAGGAGTCAGTGCGATACCTGTTTACGCAAAGGTCGTAAATTAAAGCCGCCTAGTCCTGCGTGGGCTAAAAGCGGTTACAAGAAAAAACCGCATTGTGAAAAATGCGGCTTTGTTTCTAAGTATTCTGAACAGCTAAATGTGTTCCATGTTGATGGAAATCTAAAGAATAACGATTGGGTTAACCTAAAAACTGTTTGCTTAAACTGCTCTACAGAGATATCTAAGAGTAAGTTACGCTGGAAAGCTAGTCCTATCCAACCTGATCTTTAAGTTGCTTGTATAAATGGTCAATAGTGCCGTTGTTGTCAATAACTGCATCAAAGTTAGTTCCTGCCCAACTATATTCGCTAGGATGAATACCTTCCTTCTCTAGCCATTCCTGTGCTTTAGTATCGCCCCTGTTGGCTGTTTCTGCAATGCTGTACCAATGAGGTATGATACCACGCTGTACCCAAAGCATCCTGGCACCTTGTGCCTTGAGTCCGGTGATTTCATTGGGGAAACGACAGTCTGTAATAACAATGTTGTCTTTGCTATTACGCAATTTGTTTTCTAGGCTAGCGATCCAAATGTCGTCGTGAAAGTGTTGACGCAGAACGTTTGTACCTAAGTTTTGCAGTACCCATCTAGGAGTGATGTGCATTCCTAAACGCTGTGTCCACCACAAATCTGTTTCTTCCCGCCAGAGTCTACTTTGATCTGTACGGCCTTCAAGCATCGCTCTGTCCCACCCAAACACATTAGCAACAGCGTCCTTTAGAGTAGCTGCAAATGACTCGCGCCTAAATCCGTGAAAGTTAACTAGATAGTCTGCTGCTGTATCTTTACCCGAACCTATTAAACCTGTAATACCTATAATCATAAAAAATGCCCCAATACGGAGCATTTTTACATATTGTATTAGTTAAGTCAAAACTTACATTACCAATATTTCACCAACTACAGTAGCCAACACATCGTTGAATAACAATTCCATATCGTACGCTAGAGTGGCTAGTATGTCGTTGGGATCTTCGCCACTTTCGTCTGGGCGTAATGATAGCTGGTTTGTGCTTCGCCCCCATGCTTTGCGTCCATATTCTTGAGATGCCGGCAATGGATTAAACTTAATAGTACCTGTGCCCAAATACTGTGCAAAGATTTCGTATAAAAATTCGTATGGGCGTTTAATTTGCCCTTCACGACTACTACGTTGGGTGCCGATCGCATTAAACAATGCATTGTACTCTCTTGTTAAATCCCACTTTGGATCACGCGGTGTAACGTTGAAACGATCTCGGCTTTGTTTATTATAATATTTCTCTAGAAGCCCATTAATTGCTGTAAAGAAATGACGTTCAGCAGTAACCCACGGTTGAATGTTTGCATAGCGGCGGTTGCTTGCTTGGATAGCATGCCCAATTCTGTGGGCCATAATCCACGGAGTAAGCATAACCCTATCCCCGCCTTGATTGCCCACAAACACTATAGTGATAGTATCTTCCGCATCACTGCTCTGGATAATCTGTTCAGCTTGATCTTTAAAAACTTCACGGACTTTATTGTGGTCCATTGCCCCATACTCACTGTACTGACCGGTTCCAGTAAGATTACTAAAAAACAATCGGAACTCGTATGGTGTTTTTTCAAAGAACTTGGCTGTCTTTAGCTGTGCAGTTGGATGCATAACCAGCTTCTTATCAACTTTACTGCGAAATGCTCCGGGCTTGTTAAAGTCCCCAAGCGGAACGTAGTCAGCTAGCGGCGCTTCTGTAATAAATTCTGTTGCTCTCATTAGCCTGTCACCCAAGTCATTGGATTGCCGCCGTCCTGGAATCGTTTCAATTCTTCTTCGAGTGCTGCTAGTTCTTCTTTAGCTTCTGCAATTAGTGCAACACCGTTAAGTGTTGTACCGCCTTGAGGGCCTGCTACAGTGCTAAACTTGCTGCGGCCTTCGCCTAGAATACGTTTAGCAAAGCTGTATGCATATTCTTGCAACCACGGAAATACCATATAGTCATTAAACAGTTGCCAATCGGGCTTATAGTTATAACACCATAGCAAGCATGATTCAGCTGAGTCAAAATTAGTATCGCCTTGCCCCTGGAACGGCATCTTACGAATGATTGTTAGCTTACGAGTTGATCTATTCCAAGTGTAGTTCATAAAGCCGCCAAACATTTTCATGGCTAGCTTTTGATAATCCACAAATAGTTCATAGTTCACTAGACCACCAACACGGCCTGCAACTAACATATAAGTGTTTAAGTAACCAGAAGCAAACGGTTCAAACTGGCTAGCAGTTGTACCACTTACGCTACCAATACCCCGACGGTTAACTTGGCGTACTTCGATGATTTCTTTAGGGAGAATGTATTCTTGTGTTTCTGGCAATAGCTGTAAGAATGCATACGATTCCTCTACTGCGTTGCTACTACGCTGGCGGTATTTAATTAATGCCTGGTTAATTGCCATTTCATAGTGCTCTTTGTCTAATTCAACGTCTACAATGCCGTCTGCTAAACGCATACGAATGTAGTCTGTGATTTCTGCACGTTTAGCGTTGGCGCTATCAAATTCTGCAGAATTGTAAGCAATATGCCCGGATCCTGTTCCTGTATTTGCTTGGAACAAGGTATCTGTAATTAAATTGCCTTTTGCATCATAGATGCTAGTATCTTTTGTGGCCATAGAAAAGTCCTGTTACAGTATTTATTACTGTACTAGGACTTATCTAGTTAGGCTTTCCCAAATTCCGTACTTCTCGTAGTTGGACCATTCGGGGCCCTTGAACGCTAACTCAAGCTCACGCTGTCTGTACTGACGTTCAAGATCCCGAATTTCTTTTATAGCCCCGGGACGCTTAAGCAGTTTGTTAGCCCGGATATGCTCAATTTTACCGCGTATCCATGCACACTCTGTTTTCAAACGCTCGGAAAACTCAGGTCTTAGATTAGGCGGTTCTAAGTAGTACGACATCCTCGCTGATCCTACCATTTAGTTTGGTTTCCGTTGCTTTAATGTCTTCAATAAATTTGCGAAGCTGTATCTTTCCTGCTTTTGCAAACTCCTTGAGCTTTTCGTCAGGCTTTCGTAGAGTTTTACTAATGGACTTGTCTGTGTCGTAGCCCGCAATACTCGTCCCTTTGATTGAAAGTTGGTGATATGGTGCTGCCACGTACTTTCCAAGTTTTCGAGTTTTAGTGTTATAGACCCAGAGTTCACTTGAGCCAATAATATCTGCAGGATTGATTGAGACAATCTTAAGCCCTGGGTCAGTTTTGGCGTATTTGAGTTTTGCAACCAGTTTTTCTTTGCTAGGCGCCTTCTTGACTCTTGCTTTCTTTGTAGCCTTTTTAACCCCACGGTATTGGTCAACGGCCGATAGGAGCTCGTCAAGCCATGCTCCAATTCGTTTGAAGTCAGCTGCTTTAAGATAGCTGTACCCTTCTCGAACCTGCTCGTCTTTCTTTGACTGGGCAAGTTCAAACTCCTCTTTCCGCTTGCGAAATAGTCCTTCATATTTTCCTAATTGACTTTGTACCACGTTGTTTGCAGTTAGCCAGTCATAAGGCTTGAATTTTTCTGCCTTATTAAGAACCACATCATCAAACATGCCTTCTAGCTCACCCAGAAGTTCACTAGTTTTTTCGTTAAGGCGGTCTTGAATAGTAGGCACATATGCTTTAGCTGCTGTTGCAACCTCTGCAACTTCTACTTCAGGCTCGGCTGTGCTGATAGCTTCGCGGATTGATTCCTTAAGAAATTCAATATGGCGAGGCTTTAGTGGCATACCTTGTGTATTTGCCATAATCAAACTACATGCAGTCATACTCAAACTACGATCTGCACTACGAATAAACGCTTTTAGTTCATCCTTTGTAAAACCATTTTCGGGTTTTTGCACCCAAGCTACCACGTGCTTCTTACAGTCCTTTTGACTGTAATGGTAATTGTAGTAGTAGAAGCTGCGGCGTAGACGATTGTCAAATGTGGCATCATCCATTGCTAGTGCTGCTTCAGTGTCCCACTGTGGCTCAGTGCCAGTGTACTTTTCGTCAGCAAAGGCAACCCGCTTTTCACGGGGTGCTTTAGTTTTAATCTTAATACCGGCTACGGTAGCCATAATATTCCTTAGTAAAGTGGTAGATGTCCAGTTACTGCGTTAATTTTATCTTCGCGGTCTGGACCAACGCCCACGGCCGTTAAGGTCTTTACACCATTAAACTCTGTGAGTCCTGCATCCTCTATTAGAGAGCATACAAGTCCTGCGTTCTTAGCCGCATTATACACATCTATTAATTCTTGTTCACTATTTACGTAAACACAAATCTTCTTAAAACGTCCAGTTAGCCAAGGCTCAAGGCGCTCGTCATTGAGATCGAGTACCAATTTATTGCCTTCTCTAGTTGTTTGCCCTAAAATGGCTCCCATAGATGCGTGTGCGCCTTGAGCAACTAACTTGCCCTTACGCATATTTAAATCTTTACGCATCACAATGACTTGTTTGTGTTCCATTAAATGCGGCGCTTCTTCCATTCGTAAGCTGTACCGTCAGGCAGTACCCCTTCTTTGATGTCATCGACACCCATTTTACCAACTTGGTTAGGATTCTCTGTTGCAATTACAACAAAGGTACCACCAGCATCACGTGCATCTTTGGCTACGTTCAATGCTTCGCCCAACTCTGTACGAAATAAGCTGTGTTCGAGTCCTGTTTTATCTGTCCAATATATTTTATGCATCGTTATGCCCGTTCAAAATCTGGGTCGCCCCAGAGTGTACGCTCAACTTTAATTGACAGCAAGCGTTCTTTTGCCCAAGCGTCAATTTCCCAAGGGCGATCAAAATACTTGTTAGTGTTTTTCTTGCCCATCCAGTAATGTGTAGCGAACCCGTATTCATCAACATCTATACGCAGTTGCCCTAAAGCCATTTGCTTTACATGCACCATTTCGTGTGCAAGTGTTTGAATCATTGTAACTGCATTTAGTCCCGAATCAATAAACATCACATAGCCGCCATCTTCGTGTGGCTGTACTGCTCCGTTATACCCACCATTCTTGGCAAGATTTTTACGGACGCAAATATCAAGTTCAAAGTTTCGTTTATCCAGCTTTAGCTCTTTTGCAAGAACTGCAACAACATTCTGAATAAATTCACGTTTAACTTGGCTGCGGAAGTGTACTTGTGTGTTCATGTGTTTATTGTAGCACCTTTTTGGGCTACACGTACATCAAGCATGCAATAATCATGTGTTGGTCAAAAACAGTAACACTTTCGTTAAAGTTTTGCTCGAGTTCTAGGTATTTTGTTGTTTTTCTGCCACGTTTCCTGCACTCAATCATTTCGATATCCATTTCAGTCCAGTACTTACGCATGTTGTTGTAAAACTTCCACATGGTACTTTTAGTACGCATGTCCGTTAGCTGCTGCAATTCTGCAAAGCAACGCTCATACTTAACTTTGTTTTGAAGGTGTGTTAGTGGCATTCCTGCATTGTACATAAAAACGGTTTAAACGTCAAACCATAAATACTGCATTAGGGACTACACATGGCTAGATTAAGTCTTTGGAAAGACGGCAGACACAGCAACGATTACAAGTTTTTGGATAGACGCATATCCGAACAGTATACCATTGGCGGAACTGGGATTTTGCTGCACAAATACCTAGGGCCAATTGAGCAAACGGGCAGCAAAGATGCTACTAAACCTGTTTACACAAATCAAAGCGAAATGAATATTCAGGACTTGCTGTTCTTGGAAAACCGTGATCGCAAGTATGATAGCGATGTTTACACTCTACGTGGAATTTATCAAGTAAGTGACAACACTTTTGACTTGAGCCAGTTTGGATTATTTCTACAAACTGGTACATTGTTTATGACTTTCCACTTAAACGACATGATAGACACTATTGGTCGCAAGATTATCAACGGTGATGTTCTTGAGCTACAACACCTAATTGACTATAACCCGTTGGATGTGGAGTTACCGGTTGCTCTAAAACGATTCTTTGTTTGCAGTGACGCACAGTTTGCATCTGAAGGTTTTACTCCAACTTGGTTTCCGCACTTATGGCGTGTTAAGTTAAACCCTCTAACAGATAGCCAAGAGTACAAAGACATTTTGAATACTATTAAAGCAGGCAGCAATACTAACTCAAGCATTGCGGATGTGTTAAGCACTATTAGCAAGTACCAAAACATCAATGATGCAATCATCGAACAAGCTCAAATTGAAGTTCCTAAAAGCGGGTACGACACTAGCGGACTGTATATTAAAAGCAGCACACTCCCAGACGGCACCGAAACTACTCCCGAAAATAAAGTACAAGGGTACTTAACTGGTGACGGCAAAGGCCCAAACAGCATTGCAGTAGACAGTGGCATTAACTTCCCAACTCACCCAACATCCGGTGAGTACTTTTTACGTGTTGACTACGTACCAAATCGACTATTCCGCTATGACGGAAAGCGTTGGATTAAGATTGAAGATGCTGTACGTACTAACTTAACAAACGGAGCAACAGATAACCAAACTCTACGTAGCAGTTTTGTTAACGATACTAGCACCTATACAGACAACAGCGGTGGTACCCATACTACCCTTCAAGGTCTAAGCAAAATTCTTAGACCAAAGGCAGATATCTAATGGCTCAAAATTTCTTTTACGATGGGCAAATCCGTCGATTCCTAACACAGTTCATCCGCATGATGAGCAACTTCCAAGTAGAGTTTGGTAAAGACCGCAATGGAGCCACAGTACTTCAACGTGTACCCGTTTACTACGGAGATGTAAGCAGACAAGCTGCTATGATCCTACGCGGTAATAGTGAAAATAGCTTAAATGCTGTACCAGCAATGGCAGTTTACATTAACGGATTAACTTACGACCAAAGTCGTATGCAAGAGCCATACCATGTTAGTAAGCTAAACATCAGACAACGTAGTTATGATCCTCATACTGGTGAGTACGGTACTACCCAAGATACTGCATACACTGTTGAACGACTAATGCCTGTTCCGTATAAGCTAACTCTTAAGATGGACATTTGGACTAGCAATACCGAACAAAAGCTGCAACTACTCGAACAGCTTTGTACATTGTTTAACCCGAGCATGGAGATTCAAAGCACTGACAACTATATTGACTGGACTAGTCTAACCATTGTTACTAGAACTGATATTAACTGGACCAGCCGCAGTGTCCCTGCTGGCGGTGAAGAGCCTATTGATATTTGCACAATGACTTTTGAAATTCCAATTTGGATTAGTGCTCCTGCTAAAGTTAAACAGCTTGGTGTTATTCAGAAGGTTGTTACTAGTATTTTTGATGCCAATGGCAACGTCAACGAAGATTCATTACTAGAAAGTAACTTGCTTGCACGTAAGATGCTAACCCCAATGGGCTACGGCGTTGTGTACGTTGGTAATACTTTAAAACTTATTAAAGCATCTGAGATTTATGCAAATGGCGAGAAGATCGGAACACCCGATGATTGGCACAGTTTAATTGATGTATATGGCCATTTGCGTGACGGTACTAGTCAAATCAGGCTTGAACTTAATGCCGAGTACGACGAAACTGTGGGCACTACTGCTCGTGCAGAAATAGTCGGTACTGTAGCGTTTCACCCAACCGATCATACAGTATTATTGTTTACTGTAGACAGCGACACATTACCTGCAAATACATTACCCCCAATTAATGCAATCATTGATCCACAAAATATTGTCGTTAATAACGGAGTTGCTACTCCCGCAAGCGGCACACGTTATATGATCCTAGATAGCATTGGTCCCGATGTTGCATTATGGGGCGGGCTAACTGCTAACGCAAACGACATTATTCAATACAATGGTTCATCTTGGTCCGTTGTTCTTGACAGTGCTAACCATTCTCAGTTAGAATACGTAACTAACTTAACTACTACCGTCCAATACAAATGGGCCAACGGTGCATGGACTAAGTCAGTTGAAGGTGTATATCGAGAAGGCGAATGGTCAATCATACTGTAGGCGTAGGCGTACTATTTTATAGTCAACAAACCAAAAGATATTTGTTCTTGCTGCGTAATGGCGCAAAGCATAATGGCCATTGGGGATTAGTTGGCGGCAAAGTAGAAGCAAACGAAACAGCTATCCAAGCATTAACTAGAGAAATACAAGAAGAAATTGGGACAGTTGCATATAGCAAAGTTATTCCACTAGAACACTTTACTAGCGATAATTCCAATTTTGAATATCACACTTACATTATACCTGTATCCAATGAGTTTGTACCAACTCTAAATCACGAGCATCGCGGCTATGCTTGGACACACATAGAAGATCACCCGAAGCCGTTGCATCCGGGTGTTTGGAGAACTTTTAACTTTGCTAGTGTACTAGATAAGATTAAAACGTTAGAGGGTATTTTATAAATCCGCTTCTAGTACAAATTGGTTGTAATTAATTTGTCTAAAGTTCGGAGCATACTTCCATGCTTCTGGGATTCTGCATGTCGATTCTGGCATTACTCTCACAAAGTCTACTTTAGGGTAAGCTAAAAAAACTTCCATCATTGAACGTACCCAGTACTCTTCTGAGTATGGTGCATCAGGGTACCCTGGTGTGCCTTCATATAAATTGTAACTAGCATTAGGGTCGTCGATTCCGTCAAACCCTAGCAAGAATACTTTTTTATGTTCATCAAATGCTGCCAGGTATGCTGCTGTTGCACCTGCATTAAACGGTGGGTCTTGTGGTATATTGTGAACTTGTGTACTTGGATAAAAAGGGTAACGAAGTTTTAAAGCTCTAGACAAAAATACTCTAGTCCTATACATTATTCCATTTTGTACAACATCTTCGAGTACAGTTTTATTAGTCACTACTAAAAAATCTGTAGGCACATCTTTGTAGCTAGAATTACACCCGTATGTTCTTAATACCTTTTCGGGTATAGAATTAAGTGATCGATTAGACAACAGTTTACTATCAAACTTTTTTCTACTAATCCCATTACCAAATACTACTGCACATCTTCCATAAGAAGGCCAAACATTATCAGTTAAACTAATTTGAGAAGTTTGGCTCGTCCATTCGCCTGATTTATATACTAGTTCTGCTATTGCAGCTTCGCTAGGGTATGTGGATCTGTAAAGTGTATTAATAGCCATATGTACTATTTATTGTTTGTTAGAGTCTGGGATTTTGCAATAAATAATTTACATGTTCCATCCATTTTCCGAAAAAAACAAATTCGGGTATTACACAGTTGGTAACGTTTGCACTTACTCAAAACTAGAAGCGTTTGAGATCTCTCAAAAAACTAATCAAGAAATCCACCGTCATTTTAACGACGAAGTATTTGCATCCATTAACACTACTGTTGAGCCCCCACTAGATATTTGGGAATATTATTCCCAACGTGCCCAACAAATTCGAGACAAATACGATTATGTTGTTGTAATGTATAGCGGCGGTGCTGACAGCAAAACAGTTGTAGACTCATTTGTTAAAAACAACATACACATAGACGAAATTGCACAATTTACCGCAGCAAGCGGTGCGGGCAAAAATGCGTTTATGGATAGAGAAGTATGGAAGGTTGCGGCGCCAGAAACAAATAAACTAGTAGATAAACTCCCAGGGACCAAGCACCGACTAATTGACGTAGCTGAATATTTCTACAAAGAGTTTGAAGACAACAATTTTAAATTTGATTTTATATATCAAGTTAATAATTTTTTACACCCCCTTGCTTCAGTTAGAACAAAATTAAGAGAGTATGTTAAAGACTGGAAGGAACTTATTGATTCGGGTAAAAAATTGTGCCTAGTGTGGGGCGGTGACAAACCGTTAGTGTACTATCACAATAAGTTACAAAAACATGTTTTTTTGTTTAATGACTGTATTGACAATATGGTTAACGCTGGCATACAACAATCGAATCTGCCCGGTTGGTACGACGAGTTGTTTTACTGGACTCCAGACTTACCACAGCTTCCAATCAAACAAGCACATATTTTGAAAAATTTTTTAAAGAATCCTGATTATAGTTTAGGGTTCCTAGAGGAAGAAAAGATCACAAAGTTTCCCTTAATAACAGACGGTAATGTAGTTGATCGTCGGAGTGGGTCTACATTTATTAACGGTAAAAGATTATACCTTAAAAGAGAAGCAATGCATCTTTTAATTTACCCAACGTGGGATCCATCTACCTTCACTGATGGTAAGCCCCCTTCGATTATTGTTCACCCCAGAGACTCTTGGTTCTGGAGTGATACTAGTAATTTAAATATCG